CTCACGAGTTTTGTACGTGCTTTAGTCAAGAACCCCTCTTGTCTATTTTCGTATCGATCGAATAAAAATTTTGTAATAACAAAACCCAATACAGAATCCCCAATAAATTCGAGAGTTTCAAATGATCCGTCTAAAGATTCATCTTCCTTGAGTATGGATTTATGTCTAAAAGCTTTTTGGTACAAATCTAATTTAGTTATTTTTGTACCAACAAGTAATTCTACAGATTGCCTGTCAATTAACATGGTTTATTTATAGTATGTATGTATTTTTTTAAGCCTTTTCTTCTGGCTTACTGTAATGCGGGCTCAAGTACTTTTGCAAGTTCAAAAACGTAACTTGGGTGTCAGCCGGTGGTTCGAGCAAATCGCGTAACTTGTCGTCAAGAACCAATACACGACCGTTATCTGGGTGCTTCAACCCCTTGTCGTTGACGTACTTGTTAATGGCGCGCGTGACGGTACTTCTAGAGACCAATTCACCTTCTGGCAATTCCAAAAATGCACGAAGCTTTTCGGAGATAACTTGCTTGCGGTTGAACCCGTTGTTTTCGGCACGCTTCGCCGCCTTTTCCCCGTTCGGGTCGTCTTGTTTCGCCTTAACCTTTCTGACGATTTTAGAGAGCGTTTTGATATCGTTTCTGAGAGCAGTGATTTCTTCGAGTACGGATTCAATAGACATTTTATATATTACTTACGCCATCAATCTTTAAGTCTATTTTTGGAAAGATAGATATGTACTGAGAACAAGTAGAATAATTACCGACAATGCCATAAATTTAAAAAGATTATCTAGACGCAAAGGATATAGATATCCAAAACTGTATGGCTGTCTGGGGTATAAATCATTATCTGGGGCTGGACATCCACCAGCACAACATTTTGTTTTACATGGAATTATATACCCTTTTTTACGAATACCACACGTCTGCTCATTGTGTGGGTATGGTGTATCGTAATCAGCATAACATCGACATGTATCTTCACACTCCATATTTATTATATAGGTAATATAATAATGGACGAGAATATTTACTCGGAAACTGCGGTTTCGAAATTCATGAATAAAAATTTATTTTTTGGTGATCCAGTTTTAAAGAAATATTACGAACAGGATGAACTGAAAAAATTTAGAAATCGTATAAATCGTCTGTATTCAAAAGAGTCTTTTGAAAAAATGGCATACGTGGTTGTTACTGATTCGATACGTGATATTATATATGAAGTCATAAGTGAACTTACAGTATTTTTGAAACCAATGGGCGATATTATCATTAGTGGTGGTGAAGCGTTCAATGTATATATGGATCGTAACGATAAGGTCATTACAAGTGATATAGATACAAAATTTGCACCTCGTATGAAACCAGATGAAAAGTATTTTGGTAAACTCCAAGCCGTCAAACTTCTTCTATGGAATAAACTTGGTGAAATATCGAAGAAGATAAATATACGCATTCGAGATCGTATTTTATCAAAAAAGAGTAAAATTGGTAAATTTATCGGGTTGCGATTTAGTGAGTCAGGTCCTTACGTAACGCGTCGATACAGTTTAATCAAAAAAAATAAAGGTGGAAATAATAAAAGACCAACAAAACGTAACGTGTTTATAGATGTCGAATTATTCACACTCGATTTAAAAGTTAGATGGTATTCACCCGAGAAAAAGCGTATCATACCCGTGAATCTCGGTGGTATTTTAGATATTGCATTTATGCGTCCAAATGAATTTGGGTATGAAGTTATTCAAACACGTAAAAGAGGTGTCTCTTACCGTAATCAAACTACAAACAGGATGGTTATTAATAATAAGATATATGTTGCGGGTAAAACATTTTTAACAGATGATATATACCTCATGCAGAAACTTGGTCTTCGTCCAGAAAAAAGGGAGAAAGATCGTCAACGCATGGTAAAATTAGCTCGTATTATAACTAAAAAACCAATCAAAGCATCAGAACCCATGGAAAATATATTAAAATTAGTACATAAGACAGCTAAAACACCCGCAAAGAAAGTTACATACGTTAAAAGTGTAAATATACAAAAAGCGAAACGTGTTGATCCTTCAAAATACGTTAGGTACACATCGAAACCATCTAGGGATAAATTAACGAAGCAGATTGTTTATGGTTTAGATTCATCCGTAAATACACTCAATATACCAGGATTTAGACAATCGAGTGGTACAAGTCGTTTTAACACGAACTCACTTACATGGAAACCCAATACAACAAACTCATACATTAAAAATGAATATAACTTCAGGCCAAATAGTACATCGAGTCTCGATTTACCAAAAAATATCAAAATGGAAGAAACACTGTACGGGTTTAAACCAATTAGAGATAAATGGGTACCAAAACCAATTCTTGAGAAATCAGCAATGATACCATTTATTGGGTTAAAGAATTGAGACCAATACAATATACAAAATGATTTACGATACTCTCTCAAAAGGTGAAGATGGGTTATACCACTCTCGAGCATTAAACGATGAAAAAAAGCGATACTTTATTCAGTTGAATGAAGTGACTGTATCTGATGTCGACCAGGAAACAGGTGAAGTATCATTTGAAGTATCAGGTGACGACAACCAGGCGAAGGTCGAAGCTGTACATGTCACCAATCTTCAATCCGCGTTGGAAAATAGTAAAACATGGTTTGGTAAAGACCTCCCCGAAAAGACAGTTTCAGGTGCATACACCAGAAGTGAAAATCTCGAAACTGATCGCATTTCTGCGACACGTATTTTTGATCACAATAAGGAACCAGTTGAATTTAATTCAGTAAGTGTTGGTATGACGTGTACGGCAGTCGTAGAATTTTCGGGACTTTGGTTCGCGAAAAAGGCATTTGGTCCAACATGGAATATTGTCCAATTGAAAATTCATGAAGAAAAAATCTCAGAAGCTGAGGCCGAGGCTGAGCAGGAAGAAACATATCCAGACCAGTACATGATTCAGGATTCAGAATAAAAAAAATTGTTGATAGTATATAAAGATGAAGATGAAGATGAACAAAGTCTCACCAAGACAGGTATTGATTGCCCTCGCCATTGCGACCGTAATCTACATCATGTTCTCCAATAACAAAAAATCCATGTATTCCGTTGAGGAAACTATGTACGCCCCATCTGGGTACGGTGGCAGTGTCGGGCCATCCGAACCATTAGAATCGGAACCAGGAACAGCGTGTGAAATGAAGGCCGGTACCGGTCTCGCGTCGTCCCTCCTCCCACGTGAAGTTGCTTCTCAAGAAGACTTCGGTGAATTTGCCCCAGAAGATATTCTCGCCGGCCAAAACTTTCTCGAACCAAGAGCACAAGTTGGTTTCCCAGAAACGGTCAGTGGTGCCCTCAGAAACGCGAACCAACAAATCCGCGCCGACCCACCAAATACTAAGGAGCCATTCGTGTGGAACAACTCCACTATTGCTTCCGATACCATGCGTAGACCATTATGTTAATTAATTTAAAGAATATAGGTATAGTTTATATATAAAAATGTCTCAGGTTACACCTACAGACGAACTCTCGAACAGCGTCTCTAAGTTGGTTGAATTAAACAAGCAAATTACAGAAGCCCGCGAAGATATTAAAGTCTTAACACAGGCCGAAAAATCTCTCAAATTACAGGTAAAAAAACTTATGACTGATAATGGTCTTGATGTAATTAACCTTAAAAAGGGTAAGATTTCGGTTCGTAAAAGTTCCAGAAAAACGGGATTAAATAAGACCTCAGTCAAGGAAGGTCTCGTCTCTTTTTACGAAGGAAACGAACAACAGGCCGAATTGGTATTAAAGGTTATACTCGATAACTTACCAGTAAAAGAATCTACTTCACTCGCTCTCACGGGAATCAAAGAAAAGAAACAAGAATAATGGTTTGGAGTCAATACGTCTACGAAGCCACACATGGCAATGAAGTCTATAATAGCGATAACGAACAGGAAATCAATATCGATGAACCTCTACATATAAACGATTGGGAAGAAGTACACCATGAACATCTTCGTTATATGTGGGGGATACTACAACAGTATCTACATGATGCATACATGTCGCATCTCATTTTAAAATTTGCAAACTATGACGAATTTGTCGAATTTTGCTTTTATAACTCCGAATACGGATCTTAGATAAATATGTAATGAATATATATACAAACATGCTCCCAGATATCACATCTCAAAAAGTCGCTATCCCAGCTTCGCTTTTTTTAGCGCTCAGCCCAGGTATTCTTCTCAGAACAAATGGTTCCAAAGTCGCGTTCAGAGACGGTCTTACAGGCAGAACAGCTGTCATGTTCCACGCTCTCGTGTTTTTCCTCACATTCTCACTCGTTGCGAAAGCGATGGGTCTTGTTCTTACCAAGACGGATCTTCTCGTGACAACGGCTCTCTTTCTCGCACTCAGTCCAGGTATTTTATTGACCCTCCCACCAGGCTCCAAAGGCGTCTTTATGTCGGGACAAACTGGTGTTCCAGCAGCCTTGGTACACGCGCTGGTATTCGCGGTTGTCTTCGCTCTTTTGCGAAAGCAATTTCCTCAGTTCTATTAAGTGACATGTCCTATGAGTATCTTATTATAGGGCCAGGTGCCATGGGTATATTCTCCATGTTAGGGTACCTTAAAAGTGTTGAAAACACTATTGAAAATGTCAAAGAGTACTCAGGTGCTTCAGCAGGTGCTATTATATGTACTTTCTTAGCACTTGGATATTCTATAGAGGAAACATTATATAAATTACTCGAACTCGATCCGAGTAAACTCGTTAAACTTAATTTGAAATGTTTTATAAACTCGTATGGATTAATTGACTTGAAACCTGTACGTGAACAACTTGTTAGTTTGCTAGGTATTGATCCAACGTTTTCTGAAATAGAAAAAACGTTATATATATCAGCTTTTTGTGTTAATACATCAAGGACAGAGTATTTCTCGAAGAATACACACCCGGATATGAAAGTCATAGATGCCATATGTATGAGTATTGCCGTACCGTTTATATTTTCATCATACAGGTATAATGATATGATATATGTAGACGGTGGTACATTAGAAACTTTACCCACAGCACCGTTACTCGATAAAAAATCACACAAGATTTTATGCATACGGATGAAAATGGAAACACAGTTTATAGAAGAAATAAAGAACCCTAAACAGTTTGCTGAAGCACTTGTTTCATCAACTTTAAATAATAGAAAAAATAATGATATAGAAAAAAGTACAATTATTGACATAGATATAGGTCAGGTCGATGTATTTAATTTTAACATGTCATATGAAGACAAATTTCAAATGTATACAAAAAGCATATCGCTATAACTTTTTTGTTGAGTTATATCAATATGGATGCGTGTGACCCAGGGTTAGATATTAGTAATCTTAGATCACTTATTAAACAAAATACAGGTACAGACCTAAAATTATCCAAAAATCAAATATGTGACGTATACTCGTTAGTCCAGGGTGGCAAACTTCCATTACCACCACTGATTTTGAGTAAAGATGGATCATATTTAGTTGATGCTAAGTCGCCATTAACACGTAAAGATTTTGATACGTTATTTAGTTCCACTACTAAAGTCGATGAAATACGGAGAATTGCAAAGAAAGTGGGTGTTGTGCGACACGCCGATAAGAAACTTACGAAGCAACAACTCACCGATATAATTGGTAGACGTCTTCATTCCATGAACATACATGAACCAATTAAATTAAGGTCTGTTCAGAAGAAACAGATTGAGAAAAATGCGTTTAATAATAACGTAAATTTGGTCAATAACCTGAACGTGAACCGACTCAATAACAATTTGAACAACGGGAACCGTCTCAATAACAATTTGAATAACTTGAACAACGTGAATAACTTGAACAACGTAAATCAAGTCAACAACAACGTCAATCGAGTGAACAACAGTGTAAACAGAGTGAACAATGTAAACCGAGTGAACAACAACGTCAATCGAGTGAACAACAACGTCAATCGAGTGAACACAGTAAATAACTTGAGTTCTAAAATAAAAAAGAACGAAAAACCACGGTTTTTAAACGGGGGTAATGTAAAAACGTCTACAAACAACAAACCAAAATCAAATATAAAAGCGTTTACAAGTAAAAAAACAAAAAGACCGTCATTTTTAAATAAAAGTTTTATACCAACAAACACAATTAAACCTAAAAATGGGTATGTTTTCAAGACCGGAAATAAGGGGACAGGTATGTATATAAATAATAAGGTGGTCCAAGGTCCGGTAGGCCCCCCTGCTCCCACTCCTACTCCAGCTCCAGCTCCAGCTCCAGCTCCAGTACCAAACGTACCAAACAAACCAAACAAACCAAACAATATTGTAAACAAACCAAACAAACCAAACAATATTGTAAACAAACCAAACAATATTGTGAACAAACCAAATAATATTGTGAACAAACCAAACAAACCAAACAATATTGTGAACAAACCAAATAATATTGTGAACCAAAACGCTAAAAACGAAGAAAACCGTTTGGCGAAGGAAAAGGCGAACCAAAACGCTAAAAACGAAGAAAACCGTTTGGCGAAGGAAAAGGCGAACCAAAACGCTAAAAACGAAGAAAACCGTTTAGCGAAGGAAAAGGCAAACCAAAATGCTAAGAATGAAGCAAACCGCGAGGGAAAAGAATCAAAACGTTTATTTATTGAGGCACAAGAGAAAAAAGAAGCAAACCGTTTGGCAAAACAAAAGGCGAACCAAAATGCTAAGAATGAAGCAAACCGTTTGGCAAGGGAAAAGGCGAACCAAAATGCTAAGAATGAAGCAAACCGTTTGGCAAAACAAAAGGCGAACCAAAATGCTAAGAATGAAGCAAACCGTTTGGCAAAACAAAAGGCTAAAAACGAAGAAATTCGAATAAAAAAAGAAATTATTCAGCGTCTGAGAAATGGATATAACGTAAACAACACTGTAGCCAAGAATATTATAAACAGATTTGAAAAGGGTGGCATGTTTGCACCAAAAACAGAACAGAATACTATAAACAGAATTACAAAGAAAAAACAGAAAATAACTGGGAAACAAGAAAAGAATAATGCATTAGAAGAATCTAAACGGCAAAGAAAGATAAATGCTAATGCGTTACGAGAAAATTATGCAAACAATGCGATTGCATTGAAGATCATAAACAGTTTTGAAAAAGGTGGAATGTTCGCTCCTATTACAAAACAGAATACTATAAACAGAATCACGAAGGAAAAGAAGAAAATATCAAACAAAGATGAAAAGAATAATGCATTAGAAGAAGCTAAACGGCAAAGAAAGATCGATGCTAATGCGTTAAGACAAAAATATGGTAATAATGCGAATGCAAAACCAATAATTAATAAATTTGAAAAAGGTGGAATGTTTGCACCAAAAACAGTTGCGAACGTCAATTCAAAAATTATTAGTATACGTAAAAAACAAGCTGTGTTAAATAAAAAAAGAAATGCGAAGAATATGAAAAACCGCGAAAACTTTAATGCGAATACTGCTTTAAATAATTTACAGAAACAAAATAATATAAAAGAAAAACAAAATAAATTTAATAAAGCCGCGAAAGAAGCTGAAGAGGCTAAAGTTAAACTCGCAGAACAGAGGAAAAAGGCAGAGGAGGCGAAAAAACGAGCGGAAGAAGCAAACCGTAAATCTAAAGAACTTAATATCAAGGAAAAACAAAATAAATTTAATAAAGCCATGAAAGAAGCTGAAGAGGCTAAAGCTAAGGCTACGGAACAGAAAAGAAAAGCGGACGAGGCGAAAAAACGAGCGGAAGAAACACGAAAATTTGCGAAGGAAGAAGCTAACCGAAAAGCTAAAGAACTTGCCGAACAGAAGAAAAAGAAAGAAGAAATGATCGCAAAAAAGAAAGAAGAGGCGCTTGCAAAAAAGAAAAAGGAAGACGAAGAAAGGAAGAAAAAGGAGGCTGAAAATAAAAAGAAGGCGGCGCAAAATACACAAATGCGTGCATCTCTTACAAAGAAAGTCAAGGAAACACAAATGGACCAAAAAGTTAAAAATAAATTATTGAACCAACTCAAAAATTACAGTGTTCAAATTCGAAATGTTGCACCAGGTATTGAGCAAACAATCAAATCGGAAAAATTGAACGGTAACTATAACGAGGCGGCGAATAAAAAGAAAAGACAAGAAGTTAAGAAACAACTTGCAACATATATTTCTAAAACGTATCCAAATATGTCGAAAGCTAATCGTGGGAAATATATTCAAAGAGCAAACCTTACACAATGGAGAAAAGGATTCCTTACCGGAAGTCAAGGTATGGGTGTAAATCAGGCACTTGAACGAATTAAGGGGGATATTCGTGAAAATATGAAATTGAAAAAGCCACCTCCTCCACAAAAAAATAAAAAGGCGAACCTTAAGAAGTTGGTGAATAATACCATGAAAGGTCGCGCGGCTAAAAATGTAAATAGACTTAAGAAAAATATCGATGAGGGAATATCCGAAATGGCGGTCAAGACCCGAATTGCTCAATTAAATAAGCAAACGAAGTATCAAAAGTAAGTAATTAAAAGAATTAGTACAATCAATAATAAAACATGTATCGCGGTTTATCACCAATTATGATGAACTACACGCGTTCTATTAGTGAAACTAAAGCATCGGCAGTATCAAGACCTGGGATAGGGCACCCATTTGAAGATTTAGGTGTCAAAGATGTAGATCCAGAAGTATTTACAATTATTCAAAATGAAAAGAAGAGACAGACATTAGGGTGCGAACTCATCGCATCTGAAAATTTTACATCGAAAGCAGTGATGGAAGTAAATGGTTCGTGTTTGACAAATAAGTATTCCGAAGGTTTGCCTGGGGCAAGGTATTACGGTGGTAATGAATACATTGACCAAATGGAACTTTTGTGTCAAAAACGTGCTTTAGAATTATATGGTTTAGATCCAGATGTATGGGGTGTGAATGTACAAGCACTATCAGGGTCACCGGCAAACTTTGCGGTCTATACAGCTTTATTAAACCCACACGATAGAATTATGGGTTTGGATTTACCACACGGAGGGCATTTAACGCATGGATTTTATACACCGAAAAAGAAAATTTCGGCAACTTCTGTATATTTCGAATCCATGCCATATCGTTTGAACGATGAAGGATGGATTGATTACGATAAGTTACGTGAAAATGCGTCATTATTTAGACCAAAATTAATTATCGCTGGAGCCTCGGCGTACCCGAGAAACTATGATTATAAGAGAATGCGTGAAATTTGTGACAGTGTCGGTGCGTATTTAATGTCAGATATGGCGCATATTTCTGGTTTAGTCGCCGGTAAAGTAGCGGACGACCCTTTCGAATATTCAGATGTGGTTACATCGACAACACATAAATCTTTACGAGGCCCGAGATCGGGTATCATTTTTTACAGAAAAAAATACGAAAAAGTGATTAATTCCGCCGTTTTTCCGGGGTTACAAGGTGGTCCACATAATCATACCATCGGCGCGTTAGCGGTCGCGTTAAAAGTGGCAAATACACCAGAGTTTAAGGAGTATCAAAAACAAGTGTGTTTAAACTGTAAAGCATTGGCAAAAAGACTTACAGAATTAGGGTATAAATTATCCTCGGGTGGTACAGATAACCATTTAATTTTATGTGATTTACGACCAAAGGGTATCGATGGTGCTCGTGTCGAGAAAGTTCTCGAAATGGCTCATATCACTTTGAATAAAAACTCAGTTGTCGGTGATACATCTGCACTCGTTCCGGGTGGCATTAGAATTGGAACGCCTGCCATGACAACGAGAGGTATGAAAGAACAGGACTTTGTGAAAGTCGCAGAGTTTATTGACCGAGGTGTTAAAATTGCCATCGAAAATAGAGATTGTAAACAGAACGACGATATCGCTCTATTACGTTCGGATGTTGAATCTTACTGTAGTGATTTCCATATACCTGGTAACTAATATAAAAGAAATATTCCAATCAATAATAAAACATGCACAAAGGTTTATCATCTTTTATGATAAACTACACGCGTTCTATTAGTGATCAAAAGAAAGCAAAAACTATCGTTAAGGGAAACAAATCGGGTAAAATTGAGGGGAGTAGTGATGACATGCACGAAAAACTCGTATATAAATGTGGTTTAAAAAGACGTGAAGTATGGGATGCAAATTCGAAATCTTGGTATACGAAAGTCTATTACGTGGATGGTTCGAGTTATAACCCCGTTTTGTTTCACGATGGTAAGCTTGATAAGAACCCATTTTTTAATGATTAAGGAGCCGTCTCCGTTTTTTTCGATGGCCTTTTTATATCTTCATGTCTTATGATAATATCGTAATTAGTTCTGTGTATATTATCTTCCATGATTAATCTACCTTTATCTTCATCTGTATCATGTATTTTTATAGATAAATAATACCTATGTGAACATGGGTCTATCATAGCCGATGATAATCTCAAATTCCGGTTTATTGCACCGATTTTGAGTTTTTTATCATCCCAAAACTTTTCCATGTCCGGGCGCTTTTGAAAAGAACGACGCAACTGCTTATTCTCTAGATATAGTATATCCAAACGATTTTGCATTTCTTTTAATTCTTTATCGTCTTGAGAAAGCTCTTCTTCTGCGGTCTTATCGCGTATATCCAAACCAATTTGCATTTCTTTTAATTCTTTATCGTCTTGAGAAAGCTCTTCTTCTGCGGTCTTATCGCGTATATCCAAACCAATTTGCATTGGTTTTTCGTTGTTCGAACGAGGAATCTCGGCACGTTTCTTCATAATTTCGATGTTATTAATCTTTTCCGTGTTATTTTCGATGGCCTTAATCGTTTCCACGTTCTCTATATTCATCACGTCGTGAAAGATCTTTTCTTGTCTTCGATGAATAGTATTCTTAATTTTTTTCATACGGTATCTTATTAAAGGATTAAAAATGGAGTCGTCGCCGCGCATTATTTTTTTATTATCACATTTATGGTATTCCAATTCTTTATCATCATTCCAAAATATATCATTTTGATATTTCAATAATTCATATATATTTTCTCTTTCAGTTTTAGAATTTGTCATTGAATTATCCGAACTAAAATAATCACGCGTATTGACGTTTTCAAATGCATGTGGGTACACGTGAACAGTTTGAATTTTATTTTCCGTTTTATCTACGTCCATTGTTAACGTATTACCCATTACACCAATTCCACACCCGTTTACGTTGGTTGCTATACTCGTAACAGATATAGTAATAGGAAATTCCGTTAAATTAAAAAAAAGAACTGTTGTAGGTGTCGTATGTTTTATTTTAGATTTTCGTGTACGTTGTACTATTTTACAATTACTCAATCTAATTATAGGATTCCAATATACACGTTTGGGAATACAAAACCATTTATACCGAATACGCGTGGGTGAACGCGAATAATCCTTTAAAAATTCTCTTATTATTCTTGAACAGTTTTCGTATTTCGGAATGTCATCCTCTGGATTCATTATTTATATATGTCACTATTTTACTTACACACGAGAAAAAATGTAAGTATATATAAATAAAATGAATCAGCACACAGAAGCCGCTCTCCGAACAGTAGGTGTTTTTCTATCCGTGTTTTTTACCACAAGATGGACTTCCAAATCTGAAGCCTCGTATGATTTACCGCTCGTAGTATTAGCGGTTACAATTGCTATATTTTTAAATATAAATCGCCTTAAATAAAAATAAATAATTAAAGAAAAACCGCGTTATATAATAAGTATGAGTACGTGCACAGTATGTTGCGATACGTACAATAAAACACAACGTAAAAAGGTTACGTGTCCTCATTGTAGTTACGATGCGTGTAAAACATGTATCCAAACATATTTATTATCAACTACAGAAGAACCTCATTGTATGAAATGTAAACATGAACATGACCGCGAGTTTATAGATTCGTTTTGTACAAAACGTTTTAGAAACGTTGATTATAGAAAACATCGAGAACAGATTTTATACGAACGTGAAATGGCGCGGATGCCGGAAACTCAACCATACGCAGAATACAGAATAAAAATTAAAGAACTTAGATTACGGTATTTTGAACTTTTAGATCAAATGTTTCTTATGAGAGATATGCGTAGAGAAGCGGCAAGAATGCGTAATTCAACAGTGGATTATGATACTGCTCTAGAAAATATGCGTATAGAAATAGAGGAAATCGTACATAATGTAAATACACTCGAATTAAATATATCTTCAAATGGAAATGAAAAATTTACACGTAAGTGTCCATACGAAGAGTGTAGAGGTTTTTTAGATACGGATATGAAATGTGGGTTATGTGTTCAAGAGTTTTGTGAACATTGTAATGAAGTTATTATAGATTCAAATCACGTGTGTGATCCCGAAACGGTTGAAACCATGAAACTCATAAACAAAGATACGAAACCGTGTCCTAAATGTGGTACAATGATACATAAAATAGATGGGTGTGCACAGATGTGGTGTACAGAGTGTCATACCGCATTTGATTGGCGCTCGGGACGTATAGAAACAGGTCGCGTACATAACCCTCATTATTTCGAATTTAAAAAACGTTCGAGAGAACACGGAGATATACCATGTGGTGGGCGACCCACGTTCGCAGAACTCGAAGAAAATGAAGCAAATGTAAATATATTAGATTTGAGTTATAAACTTACTCTATTGGATAGAGATATTATATATAGATACGATGGAATTGGAGACGACGATAATCTACGTTTACGTGTAGACTATTTATTGAAAATTATATCTGACGACGAATTTAAAAAGGAGCTTCAGAGACGCGATAAACATAAATCTAAAATAGAGGATATACGGAATATATACGGGATGTTCTCTGATACGTGTGGTGATTTACTTCGTCAATGGGTAATTGATCCAACTAAAACTAAAGATATAATGCGCACTGTTCACGCATTAGCGGATTATTCGAATAATGTCATAACAAAAATACGAAATAGGTATAATTGTTCGATACCTTATTATATATTTTTACGTGCACTTTAAGAAGAGAGTCGTTTACATCATAAATGAAATTAATAGAATTAGCTTCGGCAATTACATCACTTTTTCCATTTATGATTTTAGAGAATCTTGGTAGTATAACCAGTGTATTTTATCATATACATAAAAATGAATTTATGTATAAACTCGTTTATATATCCAGACATGTAGATCTACTACGATTAGGATATGTATTAAAAGGTAGTTTCGATTATATGGAACTTATATTTAATTTTTTATCCATTGTTATCATTTATAAATCGAATACAGATGATAAAAATTATATGGATGTAAACCTGATGATAGGTGTGATTAAAAGTACATTTGGTATACCTAAATTACAATATATCGTTTCATTGTACTTCTGGATGATAGCATTTATTATTCATTATGATACTATATATGGAAAATATACAGATATACTAGTAAACTTACTTTTGTGTCCACCCCAATATTTATTGAAGAATAATATTCTTAACGTATAGTAGAAAATGAATAGAATTATATTATTTACATCATTTTTAGTTATTATATGGTTTTTCATACCCATATATGAAAAACCCAGAGTAATAAAAAATGTATTAACTGAAGATGAGTGTAAACATATACGAGACATTTCGTCTAAAAAGTTACAGACATCTACAGTATCTATGGATCGTGATATAGATGAAAATGTGCGTAAAAGTCAAACGGCATGGCTAAAAGCATCCGAAGATCCAGTTGTTGATAAACTTATACGTAAATGTGTTTCTATGACAGACCGCCCTTTACATAATTGTGAAGATTTACAAGTTCTTAAATATAAACCCGGTGGTTTTTATAAACCACATCAAGACACGTTTCCCGATGTTAAAAATAAACGTATGTACACATTCATAATTGCCTTGAATGACGAGTATGAAGGTGGTGAAACAGAATTTCCAAATATAAAGAGACGATACCGTTTAGAAAAGGGTGACGCTTTGTTCTTTAATACGTTAAACAATTACGAATGTATAACTAAAAAAGCGTTACATGGTGGCACACCCGTTAAATCGGGTGAAAAATGGGTCTGTAATTTATGGATTAGGAAATACAGATATTAACTGACTTATATAATAATCGCGTCTATCTAAGGATAAATGTACAATTGTAGATATATTTAAAAGACTGTATATAAAATAATACGCGGTATATTCGAAATATAAATTATACGTCGCCAAACTAAAGCACAACGCAAAGTAAAACACAACGTAAAATAAAATGTTAACATTATTTTCTAGAACCGAAATATATGTTATTGCAGATAAAAATGTATCTACAAGTGACTGATAATTATCCGATACCATAATAGTACTCATTATTGTTATAAAAAGCATAATAAAATGCATAAATTTATACACACCACGTATTTTAACACTTCTTACATCTATATTTCTCACGTGATTTCGTTCCGGTT